GTGCTAGCCCCGGCTGGAGAAGTGTAAGTGGCAAGCTCACCAAACTCATCAGTCCGCACGAACACATTAGTCATGTCGTCCAGCAATGTTTGTTTGAAAGTTGTCACTTTTTGATTCTCCTCTCATTGCGTTTATTGCGCCTGATAATCGCTTTCAGATAACTTGACCGCCTGATTCTTTCATCAATGATTTCTGCTACTTCGTTAAAAGTGTCATAAGGGGGCGGCAGTAACCAAGAATAAGAGTCAGAAAATACGGGGTCATACCAATCAAGTAGACCAAGTTTGATAGACCCCATATTTGTTTACAGTCCGAGTTTTACGTCAACAGTAGCAACGCCTGAACTGGAAGCAGCAGCAGCTCTACCAACAACGCAAACGTTAACAAGGTCAGTGCCAGCAGAAGCAACAACGATACCTGAGTTATCAATCAGGATTGCGCCCTGAGCAACAACGTCGGTTGCAGTTTTCTTGGTTACAGTGTAGCGACCAGCGATTGAAACCATACCAGTTGCACCGTTGGCAATATCATTGATAGCAATACCGGCCATCTTACCCATAATAACAACATCACCGGCAGAGATAGCAGAACCGGTTGCGTTGGTGTAGCTGACTACAGAACCTGAATCGACTTGATTTTTCATAAATTTCTCCTGAGTTTTAATTGAAGGGGGCAATTAAGCCCCCTGAGAAGTTAAAGGTTAAACGCCGCCAGCGTTCTTAACCAGCGTTCTTAAAGAGACCTTCAAAGCCGATAGCAGCTGCGCCTACGTCAAAGTAAGCAATGAAAGTGCGTCCGAGAATGTCGCCGTCGTTTTCAACGGTGTAAATAGTCGGGCTTTCTTTACCGTCCAAGAAGGCTACTTCGATTGTGTCAGCCATTGCCGGTGAAGCTGCAAGATACCAGTCGTTGCCAAGGTGCGGCGTGGTGATAGCCTGCAAATCAGAGAAGGCGTTAGAAGCACCGTTAGCGTTACTGTTAGAAGTGGTGTCCTGCATAGAAGTCGTCAGGATGTGAGCAGCTACACGGTTCTTAGGGCCAACAATCAGGAAGCGGGGAACGATACCGTATTTGATACCGTTAGGGCCAGCCTGCTGCATCATTCTCTGATAACCAATGTCAACCGAAGTTGAGCTTACAACGGCGGCTGTAGTGGCAAGGTTTTTACCACGGGCGGCTGTGTCAAGAAACAGAGCATTACCGTCAGCCATGAGGGGGTTGGCAGTCAACAGACCGAAAGCCAGAGCGTCAATAGAGTTACCGGCACGAGCACCGAACTTCATGAACAAGCTGTCAAACAGACTGAGGTCGTCAGCCAACAGGGCGCGTCTGGTGATTCTGATTTTGCGAGCCAGAGTAGAGAGCTGAATGGTTTCACCCTTGTCGCCGATAACGCCGTGCTTGATTTCTCCACCTTGGTCAACGGGCAGCATTTCAGGAGCATCCTGAAGATTGACACGTTTGAATTGTTCGAGGTTGGGCAGAGAACCCTTTTTGAATACCAGTCTCCAAGCCTGCTGAGCAGAAGCAAAGCCGGTTGATACAGCCTTGTTACCAGCTGCGTCAAGAATGTGTGCGAAGTCAGAAGTGCCCATCATACCGCTTCTGAGTCTCATAGCGGCTTCGATAGCTTCAGTGTCTGACATGGCGATAGTTCTTACACCGTTCTGGTGAAGAATTTCACGAGCCAATGATTTGAAAGTCAGGCGTGAAAGTTCGTCAGAACCTTCAGCGGCTTTGGCAATTGGCAGACCGGCTCTGAGCAACAGACCATCAGCAGCGGCAGCTCTGAACTTTTCAGCTTCAGTTTTGCCCATAGTGACGTTAGCGTTGGAAGCGTTCTGAACAGGAGCGGCCTGTCTTTCAGCAATCTTATCAAGAACGATTTCGCGAGCCTGTTCAGCTGTTACGTCGTCTTTGATAAAGCCAGCCAGAAGTTCGTTAACTTCGTGTTTGGCGCAGAGGTTGGTAAGAGTTTCGACGCGAGCCTTTTCAGCCTGTTTGGCAGCTCGTTCGATTGCCTTGGTGTCTACCGAAGGCTGTTCGTTCTTGTTTTCGTTAACCATAGTATCTTTCTCCTTAGAATTTGTTAAATCGACAGCAGCCTCACGGCTGACAATTACCGACACCGTTTGAGTTTTTTCAGCTTCTGTAGTCTCAGTTTCTGTAGCTACAATAACGGGCTGTTCAGTAGCTGTGATTTCAGAATCAGAAACAGAATCAGCAATAAACTCTTGAATCTCACGGGACTTTGCGTTCTCATCAGCACCGATAGCTACAAGACTGAATTCCTGCAAGCGCCATTTGGTTGTAAGAAGCATAGGCCCTTCGTAGGTTTTGCCCTTATAGTTATAAGACTTGCCTTCGTCAATCCAGATGCTTTTGATTTGCATATAACCAACAGAGCCTGAATCAATGTGACCTTCTTTAACTTTATTGGCAGCCTTAACAGAACGTTCGTCTGACGCGCTGAAATAAAGCCTGCCTGTAACCTTGTCGCCTTCAACTTTAATATCCTTGGTTGAACCGAGAATGTTGTCAGTAGTCCAGCGGTTGTGAGAATCAAGCAGAGGCACTTTCTTTGCCTTGGGTAAAGTCATACCGTCAGCCACAAGAACTTCTTTGATGACACCTCTGTCCCAATCGTAAATATAAGCGGGCTCTTCAGTGGTAAGAACAAACTCAACCGAGTTGTCGTCCTCTCTGAAGGTCTTTGGTAAAGAGGCGTTGGCTCTGGTAATTAAACCTTTGGTCAAGCCCTTTACACTTTCTGGCCTTTCTGTGTTAGGCATTACTTGTCTCCCTTCTTGTTTTGCTTAGCTTTTGGCTTTATTCTGAAGCCGTCAGAATTTGGATTATCAGGGTTGTCTGAGTTGGAATCATCAGGGCTATTGGAGTTACTTGAGTCGGTATTATCGTTATCCGCCTGCAAAGTTACCGGCTTTCTGACACCTTTTGTTTCAGTCCAATCGGCTACTACTTCAGCCGGTGCAGTCTCAAGTCCCATCAACTTTCTAAATTGATTTTCGTCCTGAAGGCAGGGAGTGATAACCCCAGCTCTTACGGCGATACCGTAGGCTTCAAGCAAATCAATAAGCTTTTCAGACGGTGATTTTACTTTATCCACTTATCTAAACCCCCCTCAGCAACAAAGGACTCAAAATCGTTTTCAGGCTTATCGTCAGAACCGTTAAGGTCGATTGGCAAGCCAGCCTTTTCAAAAAGCTCTTTTTCGTATTTTCTGGTAGCTACGACTTCTTCAATGTCTCTACCGGCAGCTTCACAGAATTCAGTCAAAGTATTGGCACCCATAGCAACTTCTTCTTTGGCAGCTTTGGCGTCCTTTAAAGGGTCTACCCATTCAGTCTTGGGTCTTGACCAAGTGGCTTTCAAATAACGGGCTGTCTGGTTTTCATAATCAGGCATATTCAAGCCCGGCTCACCAAAGTAAAGTTCGTGTTCAACAAACCAACGATAAACAACTGAATAGAATCGTTCTTCAAATATGGCAAACGTGTATCTAATCATTGCCCGTTCAAACAAAAGCATTTGTCTGGCACCAGAAAAGTTTGTTTGGGAACCGTCGTTTGAAACAGCTTCGTAGCTCATACCAGAGCCAACCGAAGCGCCTCTTAATTCTGTTCTGACAAAAGGTTCGTATTGAGTGCCGGGGTTCTCAGGCTTAACCTGTGTGATTTTTTCACCTTTATTGAGATAGTGAACGCCGCCCGGTATAATGTAGTCATACTGAGCGCCAGTTTCATCACTGTCTTCATTTTCATTAAAGAAGTCTTCAGGCTGTTCACACTCAACAAAGACACCGTAACCCAAAGCAGTACGGGCAAGTTTCATTGTGTCGTCTCTGTAAAGCCCTATGTTGTGAAAGTTCATTACAGAGGGAGCCAATCTTGAAATGCCGCTGATTTCAGAAACTCTTTGTCGGTCAAACAGGTCGATGATTTCTTCAGCTGGAATTCTGATAGAAGTCGTTTCTTGTTCAGCCGGGTGTCTCTGCTTCAGCCAATAGGCAACGACCCTGTTGTAAGAATCAAGCTCTTTGCCGCCAACTATTCTAAGG